CCCATAGTTCCTGACTGGAATGATGCTGCAGCCGCAGATCTATTATATGTTTCTTTAGATAGATCTTCTTCTATTTGTTTTTGTTTAATCTTTTTCTGTTTTTCATCAGTAATATTAGAGATTCTGGTTTTAATTCTATCTCTTTCTCTTTGTAGAGAAGTCAATTCTATCTCTAAAACAGAATTAGATTTCTGCTTAGATAAGATCATCTTATTAAATTCTCTTTCTTCTTTCAATAATTCTGTTAAACGAGATAGATTATCTGACAATAATTTGATATCTTTGTCTGTAGCTTTTCTGTTTCTTTTTCGTCTTTTATTTGCCATTATTCTTTCTTCTCTCGTTCTCTTCTTCGATATGTTTATTCAACAAAGATATATAAACTTCTCTTTCCCAAGGATACATATCGTCTAATTCAGAAAGAGAATAGTTATAGAACTGCGCCATAGTAAAATTACTTATATAGTAATTCATCAAATTATCATTATTAATAGCTATACGAAAAAATCAGATAAACCAGATAAGATTATTGTTTCATTATAATTGCATTTTTTGCAAGTAAAATCGACATTTTTTGATAATTTAGGACTATTGATATAGAAATCTAAGATATTCTTAAATGTAGAGAGATCTAAGGAATTAAGAAATTCTGTTAATTCTTGCTCAGTGAAATCATCATATATTTTTTCTGAATCCATGACAGATTCTAAATCTTCGGAGATAGATTTAAATAGATAATCTAGATTTTTTGTAGAATTATACATCTCTATGGATTTGGCAGAATTGATATTTGGATATCTCAATTTCATAAAAAGATTATCATTTATTTTAATTTCGTTTGAAATTGAATTTTGGAAACTAACTTCTACATCATCTAAATTAACTTCTATGTCATTTATCGCACCACAAACAACTTCATTTACGATATTATTACATTTGAAAGATAATTTTGTATTTTCGCCAACTGATTTTGATCTAATCTTAAGAAATAGATATTCTATGTCGAAATATGTTAAAGATTTTGTAGTAAACTCTTTAACAGAACAAGATTCAATAAGATCTGTAATACATCTTGTGAGATCTTCAATTGATTCAGAATCTTGCATCATAAGTAAGATTTTCTGTTCTTTAACCGTATATGGTCTGAATATGTATAGTTTTTTGTTTGAAGGAATTTTCACTTCATAATTGGGATGTGATAATTTAGGTAACATAAAATTTATCCTTTAAATTTGTTTTTTATCTGCCTAGTTAAAGACTCGGAAGAGCATATGGAGTTGAAAATTTTGGTTCTTCGAGTGGTGGCCTTGTTGGCAGCGGGATCGAGAGAGGGCGTGGAGAATTTCCTGGTGTTTGAATTGGACTCACATCAGATTGCGATTTTCCCATATGACCGAATGTGATCGAGCTACCAACCGTTTCTATTTTCAACGATTCGTAAGAAAAATTCACAGAATATTTCAATATTTCGTCAGTTTGTGTCCAATCCTGTTGAATCATTTCTATCCTATTTGGAATAGCACCAACTAATGTTATTCTTCGAGATTCTTTTGGTCCATTATCATCACCTTCTTCATCATAATGTTTTATTTCTATATCAGCTTTCACTGTATTATAATATGCAATTCTATTAGTAGAAAAATCAGATATTTGATCTAACCATTCTTCAAAATAATTTTTATCTCTAAAATCTTTCATTGCAATGAAAGTTACCACAACTTCATCATTAGCTCTACCAACAGGCAATTTAACCTCTGGTTGTCCGCCATACAATTTGTAATTTTTTGTTAGTATTTGAATTCCTGGCACATTCAAAGATTCACATCGATAAGACAATTCTTTGGCAATTCCTTGCCCTCTTTTTATCAAGATATCGAATCTATTTTGATGCGATAATCCAAATTTTTCTAAACTTGATTTGAAATTTGAAAGTGATCTCATATATCTTTTATTATTTATAATAAATATAATAATGGCATACTCTGGCAAATTTACTCCAAAATCCCCAAACAAATATAAAGGAGATGTTACAAATATTATTTGGAGATCTACTTGGGAATTAAGATTCCTTAAATATTTGGATACTAATTCAGCTATATTAGAATATGGATCTGAGGAAGTTATTGTTCCTTATATTTCTCCTCTAGATGGAAAGAGGCACAGATATTTCGTAGATTTCTACTTTAAAGTGAAAACTAAAGAAGGCAATATTAAAAAATATCTTGTAGAAGTTAAGCCATATACACAAACTATTGAACCAAAAAGGCCGAAAAGAATTACAGAATCTTATATATCAAGCGTTCACACTTACTTGGTTAATCAAGCAAAATGGAAATCTGCCAAAGAATTTGCCAAGAATAGTGGGATAGAATTTATTGTATTAACAGAGAAGGAATTATTTAATAAATAAGAATATATGGCACTTAAAGAAAAATATATATTTCCTTTAGATCTAGATGCTAGTGATTCTAGATATGGTGATACAGGTGTTTGTATCAATATGTACACATCAGTAACTAGATCGAAAAACAATCTAACCAATGACATAAAAGATGTTAATGGTAACGTCATAAACAAATATTCAGAAGCAACTGCAGGAAGATCTGATCTGATGTCTACACCATTATCTATACTTCCTTTTCTCTCTATATCTAACAGAGAACTTAACAGAAGTCTATATAAATTAGAACATCAAATATTTCTACCAGTTCCATTAAATCTACAAACTGATTATAAGATGAAATATTCAGACGAAAGTTTTTTGAAAACATATCAGGAATTGGCAGGATCTGCAGCTGGATTGATTGGTACTGTTGCTGGAGCACTAGCAACTAGAGGTGCTGGTGCTGCTGGTGCTGGTGCTGCTGCTGGTGCTGGTGCTGCTGGAGATATCGTCACTAAATCGCTCAATAGTGTTGGTGGACTATTTGGAAAAGCTTTAAAAATTGGTGCGTTTTCACAAGGTATAGCTCTAAATCCTCATCAAGAATATTATTTTGATAAAGTTGAATTCAGAAAATTCAAATTAGAATATAATCTGATGGCTAAGAGTGCAGAAGAGTCTAATGACATAAAAGATATCATAGATATCTTAAAAATTGGAATGCATCCTGGTATTTTTGTAACAAGCCTATTGTTCACATATCCATCAGAATTTGAATTGCTCCTCTATAGGAAAGACAAAAATCCAGAAAAAAGATTGAATAGATATCTATTTAAAACTAAAAGATGTGTTCTAGAACAATTAAGTGTCAAATATAATGGTTCAGATTCATTCGTCACTTTTAAGGATACGAATGCACCTGTAGATATTCAAATTACATTAGATTTCTCAGAAATTGATATTATTGTCAGAGAAGATATTGAGAAGATGATTGAAGAGGAAAGACAAACTTATTAATATGTCATATTTTTCTAAATTTTCATACGTTCTGTATCCAAATTTTCTAGATAATACTGGAAATATCGATTTAATATTGAAAGACATCACAATCAGAATAGTTAGAAAAGAATCACTGATTGACGATAAAAGTATTTTTTACAAATACAATATTAGAGAAGGTGAGAATATAGAATCTATATCTACGAAATTATATAAAGTTCCAGATTATTATTGGACTATAATGTTAATCAATAATAGATTAGATAGATTCTATGATTTTCCGCTTGAATATGGAGTATTCGAGGATTATATTGTAGACAAATATGGTTCAATTTCAGGAGCGCAATCTAACAAAAAATATTTCATAAGAGAATCTTTCGAAAAATACTCAGAAGATCCCGTGAAAGATAAAGAATACTTCTTAGAAGTTCCTTTAGTGAATTTCCTTTTTCTTAATGCAGATAATCGAACTCCCAGACCTCTTGATGAAAATGGACGAGAAATGAAATACGAAAAGAGCGTCTATAAAATAGAAGAAGAAGCGAACGAAGTAAAAAGAAATATCTTAGTTTGCAATTCATCATATATACAATCTTTTGTTGATACTTTCAATGCTTTGGTGAGATAAATTATGGCTAGCAGATTACTAAATTCGGGTAATTTTGATATTGAAGAATTAAATATAATAAATCTAGATACAAGAAAAAGTATAGATATTTCTACAATATATTTAGAGATTAATATTTTTGAATCAATATACTCTTCTACAATCACAGGATGGATTACAATTGCTGATGCTACAAATTTGATTTCCGGTTCTAATGCATTACCCATATTAGGAAACGAAATTATTAGTATGATTGTTTCTGTACCAGAACACAAAACATACAAAAATGAAACATCAAATAAAAAACAAAATAGAGATTCTAAAAAATTCAAATATATTGCTAGAATTATAGATATCAAGAATAAAAACATAGTAAATGAAAGAAGTATGGGATATGAAATACATTTCGCTTCTGAAGAATTGATTCTAGACAGAAATATACGAATTTCGAAATCTTACAATAAAACTACAACAGAAATAATAAAAAAGATATTCGATAATTTCAATTACACTGGTTCTTATCAATTCGAGAAAACTGTTGGAAATACTTCTGTAGTTATTCCCAATTGGACTCCATTCAGAGCAATTAAATGGTTAACAAATAATAGATCGATTTCTGGAGCATACAATTCTCCAACTTTCTTCTTCTATCAAACATTATACAATTCTAATCCCGGTCCAGATGAATATACAATTTCTTCTTATGATGATAGAATATCTTCAAAATATTATTTTTTGAGTTTAGATTATCTACTTTCTTATGATGCAAGAAAGGTTATATACTATCGTCCAAATTTTGATGTTGATTCTAGAGATTACAGATCGGATTTTAAATTCTCAAATGCCACAAACTATCAGGTATTGAATACATTCAATACATTAGTCAATAATGCTAATGGATTATACAACAACACATTACTAACACACGATATCGTAAATAAGAAATGGAAAAAAGAAATATTCAATTACAATGATTATTTTGGAAAAGAAGAACATTTAGAATCTTATAAATTGTATTCTGGGAATAATGACGTAAAAGGTAATAAATTCGATTCCAAAGAATATAAAGAATCTTTATTAATATATAATTCAGTAGGTACAACAGATAGACCAAGTTTTACAGAAAAAATTTCATCTAGAAGAACACATAGATTAGCTACATTAGAACAATTTAAAATAAGGATTACTCTGCCTGGAGATTGCACTCTAGAATCGGGAGATGTTGTTTATTTCGATCTCCCTTCACCAGAATCAGGTGGTGAAACTAAATTCGATGAATATTATCGAGGAAATTTGTTGATAACACACATAAGACACATCATATCTCGTTCAGAATATACTATGACTATAGAATGTTGTAAAGAATCGCTAAGTAAGGAGATATGATGGACAGCAATGGATTTTTAGGATATGATCGCTTTGTTTGGTTTCAGGGAGTTGTTGAAGATAGATTTGATCCACTTAAATTAGGAAGAGTTCGTGTAAGAATTCTTGGATTACATACAGAAGATAAAACTAAAATTCCCACAGAGGATTTACCTTGGGCTCATCCAATTCTTCCTATAACTTCGGCTTCAATGAATGGAATAGGAGATACTCCTGTTGGTCCAGTTGAAGGAACTTGGGTTGTTGGTTTCTTTAGAGATGGAGATAATTGTCAAGAACCTGTAGTTTTTGGAACTATTGGCGGTATTCCACAAGAAAGAACACGACCTAACATTGGGTTCTCTGATCCATTCAATCATTATCCTGAAGATGATTATATTGGTGAATCTGATACCAATAGATTAGCAAGAGCAGAAAAGATAGAAGAAACAGTAATCGAAATAAGAAAGAATTCGCTTGCTAATGAAGGTAAACCAATTAAAGTTGCGCTTGAAGAAGTTTCTAACGATGGTAAACCTAGACCAAAAGGTCAAGATACTGCATGGTTAGAACCAAACCCACCATACAAAGCAAAATATCCATTTAATAAAGTATTCCAAACTGAACGTGGAATAGTAAAAGAATGGGATGATACTAAAGATCATAGAAGAATACATGAATATCATCCATGCGGAACTTTCTATGAAGTTTATGAAGAAGAAGGAAAAGCTCATAAGATAACAAAGATCAATGGAACGAATTATACAATTATCTTAGATGATGATAATATCTTTGTTAGAGGATCTGTTAATATAACTGCAGAAGGAAGAGTCAATGTATACTCTGGAAACGATATAAACGTAGAAGCGAATGAAAAATTGACTATTCATGCAAAGAAAAATACAACGATATTTTGCGAAGAAAATATCAGTCTAACTGCAAAGAAAGATATTAATCTCACATCTGGTGGAAGTATAACATTGAATTGTGCTGAAAGTATGAATACCACAGTAGAGAAAAATTTTACTACAACTACAAAAGAAGGAAACATAAGTTTAGTTTCCAATCGATCTATGGGATTATCTTCTATCTTAAATATGAATATAACTTCGCAAACAAATTGTTATTTGTATTCATCAGTTAAATCTAATATTTCTTCTGGAATTAAAACAGTAATTGATAGTTCGACTAATACAACAGTTCAATCTGATATCTCTACATCAGTTGGTTCAAAATTAGAAACAAAAATAATTGCTGGTGGGTCATTAGATTTAACTTCATTGACAAATATAATCAATCTTAAATCTTTCAAAAGAATAAATTTAGAATCGCCGATTGTTACAAGAAAATTTCCAAAAGAAAATCCATTACCACCAATAAAGTTAACTTTCGATCCATAAAAATATGCCATTACCGAAATTACCAACATTTTCTTTTCCAATCAATAATGCGAAATTGTTGAAGATCCTAGATGCTGCTGCGCAGGCTCAAGAAATTGCAGATATAATTGCACCATTCATCAATAGACCCGTTTCATGGAGATCAATTAGTTCCGCTGCATTCGATTCAATTTCTTTATTAGAACGTAGAGGATTAGTTTCTAATGAGTTATCTTCTGCATTGACTGCTTCAGTATCACAAGTATCGCAAATACAAAATACAACAAATACATTACAATCACTAACAACAAATCTAAATCCTTCAAATTTTCAACAATCACTATTTGCTATAAATAATGTCACATCAACACTTACGATTCAATCAGCATCATTGACAAGAACTTCTGATTATTGGGTTGATGTTGTTGATTCGAATGAACAAAGAATAACTGTAAATAATACAACAGCAGAAGTGCAAGATTCTATCGATCAAATGAACGAATATATTAATAATAATGCTGCGAGTATTGCAAATTCATTATCTACAATGAATTCTTTGGCAAGTACAATAAATTCTTTTGGAGTTGATGCGACTGGAGTGATTACAAATGTGAATTCAG